AATCTCCTGATTGAGTTGGTTGAGTTGCACTTCCACCAGAGCCTCCTCCTGGACCTGAAGCACCACCGCCTGAACCACCATCTCTTCCATTTGCTGGTTCTGGACCTGATGAACCTCCGCCACCGCCGCCTTTAGCAGTTAGTGTTCCGAATACTGAATCTTGACCATCTGTCCCTCTTGTACCTCCGTGAGGTGTAGGACCTGGTGATGGTTCAGGACCACCTCCGTCACCTACTGTAACTGAAACTGTTCCACCTGGTGTAACACTAAATCCTGGTCTGTAAATTAATCCGCCGGCACCACCGCCACCTGCGTGATGAATACCACCTGAAGCACCACCAGCGACTACTAATACATCAACTGAGGATACACCACTTGGAACTGAAAAAGTACCTGAAGATGTAAATGTTTGAGTTACAGGAGATTGTATGGTCAATGTATATTGTCTATCACTTGTGTTTGAAGCAGCGTCTTTAGCTCTTACTGTAAATGTAGAAGTTGTGTGAGAACCTACAGCGTTTGGTGTGCCTGATATTCTAAAGCCTGAACTTTCAGATGTGCCTGTTAAACCTGATGGTAATGAGCCACTTTCCAATGTGTAAGTTACATCACCTGCTGACTCTGGGTCAGAGGCAAAAATTGTTATATCACTAAAACTTGCTCTATCTGCGTCAGCTGTTGTTCCTAATGAACCTGCAGCCGTACTAAAAACTGGTTGTGCGTCAACATTTATTTGATTTGCTAGTGTGCTTGCAAGACCACTCGCAGCCGTAACTTTAACATCAAATGGCTCACCAGAATTTAATAAACTTGATTTTGCTATAACAGCTGTTATTTGTGAATCACTATCAATTGTTACCGAAGAAAATGATACGGTAGAACCACTATTATTTACTAATGAAGCAGAAGCACCTGTAAAACCTGAACCTGCTATAGTAAAAGTATGATTACCTGTGCCATCACCTGTCACAGCATTTGTTGGTGATACACTTGAAACTGTTGGAAAATTTAAAAGATTAGTTTGGCTAATTTTTCTTAAATTGCCAGATGAAGCGTCATATACTAATAAAAAGTCACCTGAAGCGATTGCTGTTTCTAAAGTTGTTTCGCCATTTACATCAACTGCTAATGTTGAACCAGTTTTAGTTAAACCATCACCTGCTTGAGCTGTCAGATTTGAAACTTGAATTTTTTTAAGTGTGCTTGCGCTAGCGTCATGCACTAATACTGTATCAGAGTTATTAGCCGCTTCAGCTAATTCTGTACCGCCTGTTAATACATCAGCGTCAAGGTTTGAGTGTTTTATTTTTTGTACCATTGTTATCCTCTATTTATTACAGTTCCTTAATCAATATGTTATCTGCCGAAACAGGAGCAGTAGCAAAAGTTAGTGTTGTTCCTGAAACTGAATAATCCGTTGTAGGCCTTTGGAAAACACCATTTAAAAATACTAATACATTATCTTTTGTTGCACCGTTTGTAACAGTAAATGCAACTGTTGAACCATCACCTGTATATGCTCTTGTTACACAAGTTAATTGGCCAACACCAATTGTTTTATTTGTTAGAGTTTGCGTAGCAATCTCTGAAACTAATGTTGAGTTACTACCTTTTGGTAATAACATTTCATTTGTAACACCCTCACTATGAGGTTGTGCTTTAATTTTTTGTCCATGGCTATTCTGAGCACAATTAAGTTGGATTTGTCCTTCAGTAGAACCGCCACCTCTAAATTCTGTAATATATGTGTTACTATCAACTAATAAATTACCAGAAGCATTTGTAAGTGTTTCTGTTTGAACACTTGTTAAACCTGTTATTGTACTATTTAGTGTAAAATTTACAGAATCTCCTGATACAGTAGAAGTTAAATTTGTACCACCTGATAATAATAATCTTTCTCTGAATGATATTGTAGATTCTGTTGAACTTTCATCAACGATTGTAAAGGCTGTTGTACTTAAATTAGAACCGTCTGTACTAAAAGCTGTATAGATTTCATTAAAATTATCATTAATTAAATCACCACCGGCACGGATTGTTGTTCCTGTACCGTCATTTGCTGATGAACCAATGTTAATTGTTTGCTTTGCCATTTTACTCTCTATTTTCCCTTATATTTATACAAGTTTTATCATTATGTTTGGTCAAAAGTTACCGTTGTTGTATCAAATTTAATTGAGTCAGCGTCAAATGTTGTTCCTGGTGCTGATACTATAATTTCAGTTGGATATCCTAGATAGGTTTTTAAATTATCCGTTGCATACGCTGTAAAAGTATAACCATCACCGTTTCCTGGTGTCGCTGATGTATCGCCCATACCTTGAAATCTATGCTCAGCCCAATTGACAAATTTCATAGGCGAAATATAATTATTTGTACCATTTACACTACCAGGTATAGCTGTTGTTTGTGCATTTGTATGAGTACCACTAAACATATTGCTTGAACTAAAAGGTAGACTACTCATTTTTAAACTACCCATACTCATACCTGCATGAGCAAAACCTAATAGATAATTATTGCTGTGTAAACTAATATTGTATAGTGTTGATGTTCTACTTAAATTTATTGTATATGCTCTTCTTAAAGTTATATCTCTAGTATTTTGTGGGAAGTGTTCAATTGTGCTATCATCAAAATCAGGATCCACACCTAACTCTGGTGTGCTTCTTAATGATGTACCATCATCAACTGTTCCTAATCTTCTACCGAATATAGTAGAGAATAGAGTATTGATAATACCAAAAATTGGACTTTCTTCAACACCTGATATTACACCTTCAACTGGTTGTGAAATCTGAGCACTAATTCTACTTTCAATATTAACTTGACCTGTAAAATAAAAACCTGCTGTGTGCATTGTTGATTTAAATGAATCTCGCCAGTCAGTAATAGCACGACCAACTTTAATTACATATGAGAAATCTTGATAATACAAACTATCTTGTATTCTCATAGCGTCATCTGATATATGACCATCTTGATTGACAAATGTTCCAGATGTATCTGCTATAGCAGTTACAGTTGATGTAGCTGTAATTTGGTCTACTTTTGCAATTGTAGCAGTAGCGCCGTTAGCCAAAGTAATTGTTCTACCTGCTTGAAAAGTACCACTAGCTGATTTAAATTTTAATATTTGTAATGTTGAATCAAATGATGTTGATGTAGCAGTTATAGTAGAACTTGAACTATCTAAAGAAGTCATGCCTTGGTCTGCAACAAAAGTACCTGAAATATCTTTTAATACCATTGCACCAATAACATCTAAAGTTGGTGGTGCTGGAGATTGATGATACTCTGCACCAGGCTCAACAACTTTTAAACCTAAAACTTTTCCTATATCATTACCAAATGCTAAAACTTTCGCACCGCTACCTGTTTCTGAAGGACTATTTACCGTTATAACAGGAGGGGAAGTATAGTTTGAACCAGAGTTTATAATTCTAATATCTGTTATATCACCATTGCCTGTGCCACTCTCTTGTACAACTTTATTACCTGTGTAAGCGTCACCTCTAACAGTTTCATCTTCTAAAATAATATGGTCTTCGGTTGTAGAAGTTGAATCTTCAGGTATTAATCCTCCGTTTACAACTGACACCTCAGCAGAAGCTCCGCCACCATTTGTGTTTGCATTATTAAAAGTTAATGTATCGCCTATAACATATCCTGTTCCTGCGTCATCAATAATAAATTCAGATAAACCACCGTTACCAATAGCATTAACTTGAATGATTGCACCATCGCCACCGCCAGTTATAATTACATTATCATTTTCAGCACTTAATATACCGTCATTTGTAATTGATAATGTTCCTGGAATACCTGAAGTTGTGGCTTTGATAAATGATGAAGCACTTGATGAGGCAGTACCTCTTATTTCTTCACCAGTTTGAAAGGCGCCTGTTATTGTATCGCCGGCTATTGTAAACTCTGTAATCTCATTTGCACCTATTTGAAATTTCGAAACTGCTTCTACAAATGCCGTAGCACCTGAAGTTTGACCAGTTATTGTTCTACCAATTAAATCGGATGTGTCACCTGTTGTCCCAATGGCTCTTAATATTTTATTTGTTGTCCATTTACCATCTGATATACGCAACATATTTTCTCTAGGATAAATTGTTTCTGATGGTAGACCAAACAATAATCTAAAAAATATTTCGTGACCTCTACTTGTACCTTTTGCTCTGTAAACTGATTTAATATTTTTAATTAATTTTCTTTTATTAACATTATCATCTAGTCTTTCTGGTATAGTATTTAAAAACTCATTTCTAAATTTTGTTAAAAAGTTTGAAATTACTTTATCAGGATCCCTAAAGTTTAATAACTCTTGAATAGTATTAACAGGATTAGGTTGATAGTTTCCTAATATAGCTTCAGCAGCTGAACTAGCACCTACAAGTGTTTCGCCCTCTATAAATTTATCTTGTGCCGATATGTAAAGACAATCATTTTCTAAATCTTCTTTTAATACAGTTGATGTAGCTTTTGAAGTTTGACCTGTGATAGTTTCGCCTCTTGTAAATTTACCATAAGTAGAACTCTCTAACATAACTTTATCGCCAGAGTCTAATTGTGTTCTATCTGTATCTATTCTTGAAGCGTCTAAAAGAAGTTTACTTGTATCTGTATTGATTTCAGATTCTAATTGTAAACCATCGGAAGTTGCCACACTTGTTACAGTAATCTTAGCAGATTCCATAAAAGTGAAATAAGATTTAATAAACTCTAAAAATTTTGGGTGGTCTTCAAGTACAAAATCTGGTACTTGGCTGTTTAAGAGATTGGAAATTTTGTCAGTAAATTTTGCCATTTACCAAATCCTTAATAACTACTTGATGTCGTATATCCTACACCTGCGTCAGCAGAGCCGCCAACGAATGAATCAGATTCTACTGTTATTGATGAGTTTGCTGTATCAATATTTAAAATTTGGTCTCTTACAGGAATAATATCATTAGAACTCGGTTTTACAGTTAATTCAATTACCGTTGAAGCTGCACCTCTTATATTTTCTACTACTGATACATTTAAAGAATTGATTGTAACTTGACCTGTTGTATAATCAATTGTGCCTTGTGTGTTATTTGCATATGTTCTAGTTGAACCAGATAAACTATATCGTCTAACATTACCTTGGCCATCATCATCTAAAAAGAATATTGTACTAGTGTCACCATCTATTTTAAAACCAGTTGATTCTAAAATACCACCAGCTGAAGCATTATGACCTGAATGTGGATTATATAATGCGTTTCTAAAGTAAACATCATATCTAGTTGATGATAACAATGTTGGTGTAAATTCTTTTCTAATTTTTAATGTTGTTATATTTGAAACAATACTTGTATCTGTATTGTCAATCAAACCTAAAATTTTTGAATATCTAAAAACACCATCAAATTGATTTAGTGTATTAGTGTTATAATTTGTTAAAGTTGTAATTACATTTGATTTTAATGTATCACTAGTTTTTGTAGTAGCAGCTTCATTATATTTTATATTAGATGTTAATAAAATAGAAGTTGTTTCCGGGTCAACTATTTCTGGTCTTACTGATACCACATTAAATTGTTTTAATTGTGTTTTAATACTTTCTTTTGTTGAGTTTGATAATGATGAACCTTCGATTGGTTTTATTGCAATCTTAACAACACCGTATTGTGGTGTTTCATCATCTTCACCACCCCATGCACTAACTGATTGAGCATTTGCATAAACTGATTTTACAATTGTTTCATAGTCTTTAGAAGTAACTGCTCTGTCTTGAGCTGTGTATTGTAATGGTGCATTATATCTTATTGATTCTTTTGTTTGTGGTTCTGAACCATTAGCTGCGTTAGATGTAGTTGTTATTGTTACATCTGAAAAACCATCAATATCGCCTGATAAAGTAAATGCACTAGCACCATTAGCCTCTGTTTTGTTTGTAACAATGTATTCTAAAATTATAATGTTACCATCAACTGGTTTTTTACCTAGAACACCATCGCCAAAATAAACTTCATATCTTTCATCAACACCTTCTTGTAAAAAATATGATTTAGATATGTCTGTTAATCCTGAATAACTATTTGCTAAACTATAAACTTCAGTTGTTGTATCACTTGCTGAAGTTTGTATTGAAACTTTTAAAGTTGATGTATCTGCATTACTACTTGGTATAATAAATTTTTGGTCAACATCATTACTATCAACAGTATATTTAAATGTAACTAATGTGCCTTCAAAAATATTAACATTATCAAATTGAAAAACACCAGCAGTTGGTTGAATAGCATATGATTGATTTGTTACTAATTGATAAGTAGCACCATTTACTGAAGTTGTAAATACAGTACCTTTGTCCATAGTTAGTGATGTTGTTGTACTAGGAACACTATTTACTTTTACACTTAAAGTTGCGTTAGAAGCTCTTGCTGATGTAGGAGTATATCCTAACATCTTCGCTAATGATACTACATTTTTTCTTATGTCTGCTGAGTCTAGGTACATTTCATTTGCTAACATATTAGCATTGAAACCTAGATAGTGTGTATTATAAGCTAATGTATCTAAAAGAACGGCAAAACCAGAACCTTCAAAATCATAGTCTTGAAATTCTGATTGACCTTGTAAAAAAGTTTTTAAATTTGTTTTGACATTATCAAAGTCAAAATCTGATACAGTTAGTTTATTTGAAGCCATTTAATTACCTAATTCTTTGTAGTGTTGTTGTTACAGATACGGGGTTTGGTAAATTTAACACATAAAAACTTACAACCACATCTATAGCATTTTTGTCCATTTGTTCATTAACTTGAATAGAAGTTATATTAGCTCTTGGCTCGTAGTTTCTTAAAACTTCTTCTATCTTTCTTCTCATAAAAATACCGGTCATTGGTGTATAGTTTTCAAATAATAAATCTCTTACACCACAACCTAATTCAGGATGAAAAGGTCTCTCATAAAATTGTGTGTTGACTAAATTTCTAACACTTCTTTTTACAGCGTCAACATCTTCGATTTTTACAACATCATTTGTAACAGGATGTCGTGTAAAATCTAGGTCAAGGTCTACATAAGTCCTAACCGTTTTTTTACTTTTATTCGTATTTGAAGCGTCATAGTTTGCCATATCGGTAATATTTATACGAGTTTTATTAATTAACCTGAGAAAACATTTGGAGAACCTGCAGCTACGCTGGTGCAACCAGATATACCGTCACCAACTCGACCAATACCTTTACCGTTTACTCTAACAGTTGATGAACCTGAAGCTATTGGAGCTGCATGACTAGGGCATGGCACTCCTGGTAATAAGTGACCTGTGTTATTATCGCCTTGTCTTGAAATAGCAATACTGTTTGCTCTCACATTAGGCGAACCTACTGCTCTTGTCATTCCTGAGCAATGTGTTACATCTGCGTCACCTACTCTAGTTACCGCTGGCACGATTTAATAACTCCTGTAAATAAGATTGATATTTTTCAATCTCTGTATGTTGTTCGTTTGTATGAGGTGGCTCTGGATAATCTGGTTCAAAAGATATTACATGACTAAATGATGATGGTATATCATCAAAGTTTGTAAACTTCAATATTCTGTTATCTTTACGAATAGAGAATTTACCTGTTAACATCTATCTTGCCATTTTCGCTTTTAGAGCTTCTCGTCTTCTTTCTTGAATTAACGCTTGTTTAATTTTTCTACCAATTGGTATTAAGATACCATGACTCATTTCTTTGCCTTTTTTACTGATATACTCAACACTAATCATTCTATCTTTATAATCAGATTGAACTGACATAATTGCTTTTTTTAAACTTAGCGCTTCTTTCTCTTTTTCTTCACCTGCTTCATTCCAAAACTTAAATATTCTCATTTTTGCCATAATTATCCTTATAAATCGTATTTTGTTTCATCTTCTATATTAACTTTGCAATTATCACAACGACAATGTTTACAAACCTCTATTTGATACGCTTCTCCTGTGTATCCGTCTTCTTCATCTCTCATCAATGGCGTACCACAATGAGAATTATGTCCACAATTGTTGCAATTAATCATAAAACTATTTATATTAGAAATTACAACGCATTTTAGCACTTCGCCACTCTGATTCTGATAAATTTTCTCTATTTTCTATTGCTGATTCGCCGATTCGCTCTAAATCTGGCTTAATTTCGCAATTTTTAACGCTTTTTGAGCATCCGGTCGCTAAAAAGAACAAAACTAGAACAAAAAAAGTTAAAAAGCGTTGATTTATAAGGGTTTTTTCTTGCATTTTTTTGAAAATAGTGCTTGCTTTCTATATTTAGTTGTGGTATACTGGACCAGTAAAATGAGAAAGGACAAA